TGACGAAAACAGGAAGCTCCGGCCTCATGGTCGGATGCGGCACGCTCGAGCAGGGCATCACGCTGACCACGCAGAGCTCCTTCCCGATGCCCATCACGCAGGCGCTCCGAACCGTGGCGATCAATACGACGATCGCCAACGCGGTAGGCGTGTCGGCCACCTACAGCGCGTCGAGCGCCAGCAACGGCGTCACGGTGTACGACATCACGTGCATGATCATGAACTAGGGGAGGTCGCGACATGCCGAAAAAGGCCGGCACGCCGGTCAGTCCGTTCGCGTACGACTCCGGCGGCGACGCGAACGACAATCATGTCAGCATCACGATCAACTACGACAACGCGACCCGCGCGTTGATCAACTGTGTGCTACACCGCGACGCCGGCTGCCTGTACAAAAAGATCTATATCGGGCTGGGCCAGGACGGCACGCCGGACACGACAACGCACGTCTTCGGTATCGGCAATCTCGAGGGTGATCGGAACATCACCGCGGTGGGCCTGAGCGCTGCCGGCCTCGACACGATCGAAGACGTCACCGCACTCGGCCAGATCACGGCCGGACCGTAACGGCCGAGGTGTTCGTTGACGACGATTCTGATCGACGGCTCAAGCCCTGCCATCGCCACGCAGGCCACCGGCAGCGTGGCGACGGTGGTTTCGGCGGCCTTCGTGCCGCCCGGCGGCAGCGTGCTGGCGATCAGATATTCGGCGAACACCATCGATCCGAACGACCCCGGCACTCCGACGATCACGGATTCGCTCAGCACCCATCTGATCTACGTCACGCAGGACGTCGACAAGCGGCCGGACAGCCCTCTGGCCGAAGGCCAGGCGGCATCGTGGACGGCCGTCGTACCGGACGGTACGCCGAGCATGACGATCACCGTGACGAACGGCGCGGCATCGCCGAACCGGCACGCCGCCCTGCGCGTGCTGGTGCTCACCGGCGTTGACCAGGTAACGCCGGTCGGCCAGCACGGCAAGAGCTCGAGCCTTTCGGCGTCCAGCATCGCGGCGTCCTACACCGCAACGCGTCCTGGCTCGCTCGGCCTGCTCGCCACCTGCGATTGGAACGACGTCGGCGCGCAGACAGCGGGCGGCGCCGGCAACACCCTGGAAGGCTCGGCCGACATCGCGGCCAGCTTCGTGTACGGGTTCCTGCGCCGCACGGCCGCCGACGGCGTGGCCGGCGCGACGACCACGATCACGGCCACCATCCCCGGCACCTCGACGTCACTGCGGTGGGTATGGCTCGAGATGCTGCCGGGTCCGGACGGCACGGCACCGCCGAGGCCGCTCGGCCTCTCGGCGAACATGCCGATACCTATGCGCATGGCCGCCATGCGCTACATGTCCTGGCCGGACGCCGCCGCGACAACGCCGATCATGCCGGACGCCGGCACGGCGCTCCTGCCGATCATCGCCACCGGTACCGCGGTCAAGGTCGCACCGCAGACCGGCAGCACCGTCGTACCGGTGCGCGCCAGCGGCACCGCGGTCAAGGCGGCGCCGGAGGTCGGCCGCGCCGCGCTCGCGCCGATCGGCACCGGCACCGACGTCAAGAAAGCACCGCAAGTCGGTGCCGCGATCGTTGGCATCCGAACGACCGGCATCGAGTCGACCGCTGACATACGGGCGCAGACCGGTACGGCCGTCGTCGGCCTGCGTGGCCTCGGCGACGGCCGCAAGCGTGGTGTGCAGGTTGGCCCGGCCGCCGTTGCGCTGGTGGCGGCCGGTACGGCGCGTAAGGCGGCACCGCAGGCCGGCGCGACCGAGGTCGCCGTCCGCGCATCCGGTGTGCAAGTCCACCAGCAGGCGCAACGTGGTGCGGCGGCCGTCGCGGCGCGCGCCAGCGGTATTGCAACCAGCCGTACGGCCACTCAGACCGGCCGGGCCGAGGCCGGCATCGCGGCCACCGGTACGGCGGCCAAGAAAGCGCCAGAGGTCGGTACGGCGGCCGTCGCGGTCACCGCGGCCGGCTTCCAGACTTCCGGCACCGCGCGTGCACAAACCGGCGCGGCCGTCCTCCCGCTGCGCTCGGGCGGCGACGGCCGTAAGCGCGCGGTGCTCACCGGCGCGGCCATGGTGGCCTTCACCGGCAACGGGTCGGCCGTCAAGCGCGCACCGCAGGCCGGCGCAGCCGTGCTTGCCGCGCGTGCGTCCGGCACCGCGGTCAAGCGTGGTGCGGCGGCCGGCAAGTCGAGCTTCATCACCACGCCCGGCGGCGTTGCCGGCAAGCGGACGGCGGCGACCGGCCGCACGGTTGTGCCGTTGCTGTCGTTCGGCAACCAGGCACCGCCCATCGTGGCGCCCGTTCGTTTGGGGGACAGGTTGAACGACATTCTCAATGCCCTGATTAGTTTCACGAAACGACTCGGCATCTTCCAGGCTGTACAGGGTCATGAGCCGAAGGGCGCGCCGCGCAACAATCTCACGGCGGCGTTGTGGTTGCAGGCCATGGCGCCGGCCATCGGACAGTCCGGACTCGAGTCGACGTCGCTGCGTGTGGCCTGGTTCCTACGCATCTATCAGAATTTCCTGAGCGAACCACAGGACGCGATCGACCCGAAGGTGATGCGCGCCATGGCGTCGGTGATGGAAGCGCTCACCGCCAATTTCGATCTTGACATTCCGCAGGTGCGCGCCATCGACCTACTCGGCATCACCGGGCCACCGATGGCGGCCGAGGCCGGCTACATCGAGATCAACCGAACCATGTACCGATGCATGACGCTGACCATTCCGATCATCGTTGACGACGCGTTCGTTCAAGTTGCGTGAGGGTAGGCCATGGCTAAGACAACAGGACTCGGCGCACGCTTCGCGGTGGGCGGATTCGACCTCGGCGGCGACGTGCAGACGCTCGGGCGTATCGGCGGTGGGCCCACCTCGCCTCTGATGGCGACGGACATCACGCAGAGCGCGCAGGCGCGCATGTGCTCGACCCTGGCCGCCGACGGCGTCGCGGCCGGCATCTACGACGGTTCGATCGAGGGCCAGATCTATTTCAATCCGGCGAGCGGACGCGCGCACCAGGTCTTTAGCGCCCTACCCACCTCGAGCAGCCTAGTTACGTTCGGATCGAACGCGCTGGCCGGTGCGGTGTGCGCCAATCTGATAGGCAAGCAGATCGACTACGCCGGCAACCGCGGCCAGGATGGCTCATACCTCTACAACGTGGCCGCGCAGGAGAGCGACGGCATACCCCTTGAGTGGTCGTACGCGCTCACAAATTGGGGCTTGTCGCTCTCCGGTGCCGGCAACGTCGCGAGCATCGACCTCGGCACGGCCTCGCCCGGCGCGTACGGCGCTGTCTTCCACCTTCAGTCGTTCACCTTCACCGGCACCTCGGTCACGTTCAAGATTCAGGAGTCGTCAGACAACGCCGTCGGCGACCCGTTCGCCGACGTTGCCGGCGCCGGCTTCGTCGCGATCTCGGCTGCCAATCAGTGGCAGCGCATCGAGACGGCAGCGATCAACGTCGAGCGATACCTGCGCGTCGTGGCTACCGGCACCTTCTCGGCATGGACAGGCGTACTGACCGCCCACCGGCGCAACGCGCTCAAGAGCTACTAAGGAGGTCGACACATGGTGTTTCGGATAACGCCGCGCTTGCCAGTGCAGGCGATGAAGACGTACGGCCTGGCTGCGCCGCAGGCCACGCACTACCGGCGCGCGTCCTGCAAGGAAGTCGACTGCCCGAACTACGCCAACGGGTGGCGCTCCGGATTCGACGTCACCGATCCCGACAAGGCCGAGGCCGCGCGCCTCATCCGGCTGCACTCCGGCCGGCTGTTCACTGTGCAGGAGCTCACCGGCGCAAGCGGTCGTGTCGAGCAGGTCGTGTTCACGTTCGGGCCAGGTCAAGAGTGTTTTCAGAAGCACATGGTGGCGCTCGAGCGTGATCCGATCTTGTACGTACGTGACGGCGACTGGCGCGGCAACGACACCGGCCGCAAGCGCGTGCACGCGAGCAACGTCGATTGGGTCGATGACTTCGGCGAACATCAAGACAAGATCAAAGAGAGAGTAGAGAGAGGTTAGCCATGGCTAAGCAGACCGGCCTTTCGTGGACAACGTTTAGCGTCGACACGAGTGCAGGCACCGTAACGGCGATCAAGAATGACGTGAACAGTTTTCAGTTCGGTACGCCGCGCGGCGTGATCGACGTGACCGGTGTGGACAAGGCGGCGTTCGAACGCCTGCTCGGCCTCGCCGATTTCAATATCACGATCAACGGCACCGCCAACTTCGGCGTGACGCCGGCCGCACACGTCGTCTTCCTCGACGTGTCGAGCACGAGCGTCGCGCGTACGACCACGCTCACCATCGGCGGCAAGACCATCGCACCGGAGGTGCTCTACACCGATTACTCATTCAACCGCGGCAATGACGGTGCTCTGCCGTTCACCGCGCCAGGCGTCCTCGCTGACGGCACCGTGCCTGTCTGGACGTGATCGTTTGGACCCATACGATTCCCCTTCCACGTGCGACTATCCACAATGGAGAGATCATGACCGGTTTCCAGCGGCGTACCTTCCTGCTCGAGTTCGAAGATCCGTCGTTCAACGGCCTGGAAGTACGGATGCGCTCGGCCGACCTGCGCACCCTCATGCGTATGGAGGACTACGCGCGGACCAACTTCGCCCGGCCGGAGCATCGAGACGAATTCGACGGCTTCTGCGAAGAGCTTGCCGACGTGATGATTTCGTGGAACCTGCTCGATGATCAAGAGCAGCCGGTCGCCATCACCGGGCCGAACCTGGCCAAGGAAGAGTGGCCGCTTCTGGCCGCCATCCTCAACGCCTGGCTGCGCTCGCTGACGCTGGTGCCGCGCCCTTTGTTGAGGCCGTCATCCGATGGCGATCGGTTGGCGGGGCTGTCGATTCCGATGGAGACCTTGTCGGAAAACCCATCGAGCTCGAGCACGCCGAGCGAGTCATAGGACTCTGCACACGGTTCGGCTGCTTGCCCGAGGTGGGCGGCCTACTCGATCAGAACGCAGGGATCGTGCAACTACTGGCGGTGTTCGACCTGGCGCACGGCCGGGCGGCGATGACGGAGGGAGTGGTGCCGGACTATGAGTAACGAAGTCCGCATCGGCGTCACCGGCACGAACGACTCCGGTCGCGTGCTCAACACCGCCCGCGGCGACGTCAAGGCGCTCGGTGAGGAAGCGCAGAAGAGCGCTAAGAAATTCGTCGAGCTCGGTGTGTCGGAAGAGCGCGCGGCGACCGAGGCCGCCAGGATGGCGCGCAAGCTCGACGACGTCGGCGACGAAGCGTCGCAGGTTGCGCGCAAGCTGCTCGAGGCCGGCGTTGCCGCCAAGATCGCGGCCGAGCAGTTTGCGCGGTACGGCGACGACGACTCACTCAACAACCTGCGCAAGGCTAAAAAGGAGATCGCCGACCTCTCCGCGGTGGCGAAGAATCTGACCACCGGTAACGGCAAGAGCAACCTGTTTGACGATCTGTTCAAGGATGCGCCGAAGGTAGCGGCCAAGTCCGGCACCGACGCCGCCGATCTGTTCGGTAAGAGCTTCGCGAACAAGATCCCTGAGGCGTTTAAATCCATGCCGCCCGAGGTGAGCGCAGGGATCGCCGCCAGTGTCGGCGCGGCCGTCGTGATGGCCATGCCGTTCATCGTGTCGGCCGTCAACGGCGCCATACTCGGCGGTATCGGTGCGGGCGGCCTGGCTGCCGGCATCATGATTCAGGCGAAAGATCCG